AAACCACCTGTAGTAGCGACAGATGCTCCTGCCTCTCCATTAAGATTTACTTCATTGTTTGCTGTAGCCGGAATAAATTGTTTACCTGCTACAGAGGCATCAATGCCGATAGTAACACCACCAACAAATTTATCATCTGTTGATGCTGTTTTTATTGTTCCTGTAAAATCGTCAATGAACAATATCTCAAATGTTGTGCCTATTGTATTTGGATTGTTTGGATCACTACCTGGACCTGCTGTAACGCCATCTGCTGTTGAATTAATAGCAGGTATGGTTATAGCTGTGGGTGTTCCCGCAGGATCCATTGTTACTAATCTACCTGCGTGATCAGCAACAGATAAGTCAGTCGCTAATGTGACTGCTTTAACTGCATTAGGACCTAAATTAATAAAACCGTTTTTCGATCTTACCGGTCCGTCAAAAGTTGTATTTGCCATAATAAACCTCCTTGGTTATATAGACCTAATCACACAATCTCTATACCGTCTGTCTAGCTCAGTTTGTGTAATTTATTATGCTAGAAATTTAAATATGACATAAAAAAAGGGCGGAGTCAAAGACAACCGCCCTATATAGAGGAGGAAATAGATATGAATAATCTATCTGTTCAATTAAGAACCTTGTGAACCATATACACAACGAGGATCTGAGAAACCAAAGCTGTATCTTTCTCTGGCTTTATATCTCACATTGCCTGTATCGAAATCACCTTCCATAGCTGTTGCTAAAGGTGTTCTTACAAACTGCTTAAATCCATTAGGTGCATCAGTTTTAATGAAATATGCATCTGTATCTGTTAAGTAGTGATTTGTCACATAACTTTCAGGTAACATACCCATATTTCTTAGAGCATTGATGTCATTATCTGCTGTTCCTGTTCTTCCTGGTGAATTTAAGATTCTGTCAGCAACAAACTGTAATTGTACAGGTACAATAAGTTTTCTACCTCTTGTTGCTATTAGCATACCTCTTTCATCAATAAACTGTGAAATATCAATTAATGCTTGTTCTAATGAAGTTTCATTAAGGTCAGCATCAGTCGAATTTCTATTTGAGAAAGTACCACCGAGTGAAGTTGGGTGTGCAGCGTTTACAAGTGAAACTCCGTCACCACCAGGATTTGTACCTGCGGCTCCAGAACCTGCAAATGCATTGTTTAAAACATCAGCGGCTTTAATCTGTTTGGTGTAAGCCATAGATCTAGCTAATGCTCTTGTATATCTTGCAGAAAGTCTATCATAAAGATTATCTTCTACAGCTTCTTCAGTAATAGCGAAAGCTAGTGCAATAGTTTCATGTGTATACCTTGAAGTAAAGCTTTCTTGTGCTTGATCAAAAGTGACCGCTGCACCCTCTGCTTTAGTTCTTGCATTACCGAAACCAACTAACATCACTTCTTCTTCAAAAGCTCTTTCAGATGTTTCTGAATCAAATATTTCTGCGTGTTCGTTTTCGTACTTATCGTACTCCAGGCCAAATAAAGCATTTAAACCTGGCTCTAGTTCTTTAACTAGTTGTTGTCTTGATATTGCCATGATTTATGCTCCTTATACTCCTGTTGTATCAGTTAATGAGTGTTTGTTGATTTTGACAATAATAGAAGCATTAGCTGCTGTATAATCACTATTATCTACATCAGTTGATAAACTCACTACTCTGAAGTTTGCTGCATTTGAAGTAGCAAAACTGCTACCATCAAGAGAAACTCCTGATACTCCATTGTTAGTAGAACCTGCTGCATAGGTTGCAATGTTTGCATTACTTCCTACTTGAGCTATTCCGCCATTTGTATCATCGACTTTAACTTCAAATAAAGCGTTTGGATCGTCAAATACAAATGCTTTCATTCCGTCTGCCGCTACGCCACCTGGATAGAAATTAGAAAAGGTTGGTTTTTTTGTTGTTGGATCATCATAAAAACAACCGTTGAAAATCCCTATTAACTCAGCACCTGCGGAAGAACCACGAGAGACTGATCCGTTTGCATTTAGCACAACAGGATCGCCCTGAAATATTGCATTGGTTTCATTGTTAGCAATTGTGTATTCGTTAGAACCGGTAGAATTATACCCCGCTCCTTGTTGCTTAACAGGTCTAAAACCAAAGACACTATTAATATTAGCCATGTGTGACTCCTTATGTCTGTGTTATTAATAAACGACTTAAGGAAGTTATTTTTTGCCACCTCCGAAAGTCACCTTACTTTGCCTATCTGCTGAGATAGGCATACTAGGGTGTTCGTCTTTAAATAAATCATTTTCTACTGACTCGCTTTGTCCTAATGTTTGGTTTCGGAAGTATTCGTCACGATCTTCTTTAACCTCTATTGGACATCTCATCAGTAAGAGTCCACCTACTCCAATTACACCTTTATATTTACCATCTTCATATTTTGGTAAATCAAATCTGTCTGGATATTCATCTGCCCTAACAAACTCATATCCTGAGCGAAGTCTGCCCATAACATTTTTGTCATCAGCTTGACCTCTCATTTCAGATCTCACCCACCTATGATGAAAACCATTAGGCGGTTCTGGTGCCTGAAGTGATGATGGAGGGACCCAACCTCTTTTACGAACTGTATTTTCACGGGTTTCTTTCGAGCGCGAAGTCTTATTTGTTTTTGTGTTTGTCATTTTATGCCTCCTTCACGTGTTTAGCATATTGTTCTGGTGTCACCCCGAGTTTTTTAGCCATTGCGACTTGCGAGGGACTCAGCTTGACCACTCTACGCCCAGATGTTTTTGTGCGTGTTGCAGAGGCTACAGGTTGAGCGACTTTTGTAGCTTCTGGACTTCCCCCATCATTAAATTTTTGTGGGAAGTATTCACGAAGTTTTTGATCAAGCTTATCATAGTATATATCCTTAGTAGGATCAAGCCTTTCATTAAGAACAAGATTTTTATGAATCTGTCTTGCAGCCTCAGTCATAACTTCATCCTCTCCAAACCATTCATTTCTTTCTGCCCATTCGACAGCTTTAGGATCTGGTTTTGGTTTAGGTTGATAAGGCTCTTCTTGCTTATCTTTTTCTTCTTCTTTAGGCTTTTGCTGATCAGATATTTGTTTAGAGTATTTTATTCTTTCTGCATCAATAGTTAGCTTTGCTATTTCTTGATTAGCTTCTATTTGAGCCTCTACATCTCTATTAGCTATAGCATTTTTTAATTTATTTTTAGCTAAATCTAATTGATTTTCTACTCTTGAACCAAACTCATCGATGTAATTTTTGTCTAAAGTTTCATATTTACTTTTAATTTCTTTTGATTCTTTTTGTACACCTTGTGCATAAGCAACAGCAGCCTCTTCTCTTCTTTCTGCCTCTCTTAATCTTTTTGTAAGTTTATCTATTCTTTTTTTTACTGAAGCTGAATATTCTTTTGTTTCGTCAGTATTATCTTGTTTTGATTCTTCTGTTTCTTGTACCTCTACTGCAGGTGTTTCCGTGGTTTCTGGCTCCACTACTTTTGTCTTTTCTTCATCTAGTGTTACCTCTAAAGCTTCACCTGAAGTATCAATAGGAACGGTTTTTTCTTCTTGCATGTTTTACTCCTTACATGTGTAGGAAATCCTCTGGATCATCTATTACCCCTAGGACTTCATCGTCATTCATTAATCGCACCTCTCCATCTTCTATTTTAATTCTAGAACCTGCATATTTTCCAAAGATTATCCAATCTTTTTCTTTACACCATGAGCCATTTGGAAACCTATCTTTATCCTTATAAGCATCAGGTCCAACACTTAATACAAGACCAATGCTACTAGCTATTTGTGATTCTTCTAAAGATTGATCGGTAAGAATTATACCGCCTTTTGTTTTCTCTTTTCTTTTATAGGGTAATACTAAAATTCTCCACCCTGTAGGCCTAGGAAGTTTGTCAATCTGCGACTCCTTCATCGTCATACTCCATTCTTTTTAGCAACGAATTTATTTCTGTAAATACTTCGTTGAGTGCATGATGTTTACCCACCATGAGTTTATATTCTTCCCAATTTTTTACGCCTGATGTTAAGTATAGACTAATGTCATTTTGCTTAACTTTCAAGTTCTTTCTAAGTGCATCTACAAACTTAATTATATCCATTTAGCAGAAGCAACAATCTTTGCAAGTGACTCACATCTATTTTTTGTTTGTTTATGCCATCTAGAGTCCTTCATGTGCATGGCAGCCATTTCTCCATCTTTTTCTTTTAAACTAGCCCACATGTTGCGAAACTGTTTTACGCCCGTTTTTCCAAGCTGAAAAACCATTTCGACCAAAACTTCTTGAATTGATTGAGGCAAATCATCGTGACTACCTATCTTTTTTAAAATTAATTCGTCTGCTCCTGCAGCAGCTCTGTTTAGATCAATATCAAATAATTCGTCTGCCTCCTCTTGTGTAATTTTTACACCTTCCTGAAATCTTTTTCTTTCATGCGGTTGAACGAGGTGGCCAATGCCCACAGTTAATTTTCCCAAACTATCCTTATAAGGTTCCAAAACGCATCCTTCATGGATGCGCACCCGCTCTCGAAGTGTATCTGTAATTTTAATCATATTCCCCAATTCTCCTTCTCTTCATGTTCATCTTTTTTAGGTTTTTCTAAACCTAGCAGTTTTCTTAGCAATATTTTTAGGTTGTTTAACAAATTGTTTTCCTTTCTTGGTACCTTTTCTCTTAGCTCTACTTGTAGCGGCATACTCAGCAGGTGTCAATGCTTTGATTGCAGCGGTAGGTAAATATCTTTCACCTGTTTTAGAAGATGGTTTACCAGACTTAGTTCTCCATTTTTGTTTTCCCCAATCCTTAAGACTTTTTTGAGACTTTTTTAACGCCACGACTCCTCCTTATACTTTCTTTGCCTTTTTTAAAAATGTTAGCAACTTTGTTTTTACCCATTACTTTTGCTCTTTGTTCTCCGACAGTAAGTATTTGAATTTTTCTTGCAAATGGTTTTTTAACTTTTCGCACTTTTGATACCGTTTTTTTTGCATCGGTTGGAGTAGCGAACTTAATGCGAACAGTGTCTTTAGGGTTCTCATCTGTGTATAATCTTCTACCCGTTCCTTTAGGTTTCTTACCTGTTCCCTTTTTTGGATCTGCCACCTAATACTCCTTTAAGTGTCTTAGCTTGTTTAGCGTGTAATTTTGATGCTTTCTTTAAACCTTTAATTACTTTTTTTACTTTTTTTCTTCCAGGTTTAGAAATTTGTTTAGTCATTTGAGATCTTGATATTGCCATTAGTTTTTATAACCACCACCTGCTTTTTTATAAGCTACTGCGGTCAGTTGCGCCTTCCTCGCGCTCCATTGACCCGGTTTTCCTCCCTTGGATCCTGCTTTAATTCTATTAAATATTCTTTTTCTAAGTGCAGGTTTTGTATAATTACCTGCTTCGTTTACTCTGCTCTTAGCTTTTTTCTTTTTTGTCATCTTCTTCGCCCTTGCCCCCTATACTTTTTAAAACTTCTTCTCTTATGTTTATTCATGGTCGATGTGCTTATCCTACCATCACCTATTGTAGTTTTTTTGACAACATGTTCAACAGCATTACCACTATTATGTTTTTTCATGCTGACATCCTACACAACCACAATGTTCACAAGATTTTACAAATGTGTCTGAAGATGCACAGTGGCATTGACAGCCACATTTTTCACAAGTGCTCATTTCTTTTTTGATATTAGTCCCATAGCACCTTTAGCTCCCTTAATGCCAAAACTTGCGCTACAGGCGATGTATAAGAGATGCTTATAATAATCAGGGAGTGAGTGTAAGGCTTCAAAACCTGCTTTGATATGAGGAGTCCACCCAGGAATAAAGACTGCCACCGCAGGTACTAACAGGCATATTAAAATTAGCTCGTCTTTCCACGAACCCTTCATCTGGTCTACTGCTGACGCTTCCCAACTTATTTTTCCTGCGATTTGAGCTTCTTTAAGTGACTTTTGAGCTTTTATTTCGGTTAGTGCTAAATCAGCTTTTGCTTTTTTAGTTTCAACAAAACCTTTAACAGCATTACCAATTAAATTTGAAAGAGGGCCTACTAAAAGATTAAACATTAGTTATTATGAGATAGACAACGATAATCGCTACTCCACCTACAAACATTTTACCTTTTTTATTTAGTTTGTCCCACTTAGCTAAAAGTGAATAAATATAATGCATTAGAATACCCCCTTGAAAGGAACTTTTTTAACCTGCACGGCATACTGTCCTTGAGTTTTTGACTTTGGAGGATCTGTAGGTGCGAGTTTAAAAGGCACCTTAGACTTATCTGTCATTTGAAATTGACCTTTGTCTACTGTTTTTTCTTTTTTCATTTCGTACCTCCTAATGTACTGTAGGTTTATGGTAGTCTACCTTGCTACCACCTATTGTGTCAATTAAATTAACAGCCATATCTGCACCATAGTTTTCTTCATAAACTATTCTTGTAGTATACAACATAGCTGTAGCTAATAATAAACGATCTTCATCTGTCATAGATGGTCTATGTAAATAAACATGTAAATCATTCATGTATTTTTGTATTTTTTGCTCTGACATTACTTTTTTTTCTTTATACCTGCTTCTGATAAAGCAATTGCTATTGCTTGTTTCCTATTTTTTACTTTTTTCTTAGATTTACCTATATTTAATTTTTTTTCTTTGAATTCTTTCATAACTTTTTTTACTTTTTTCTGTTTTTTATTCATTTTATGTAATTTTTTTGTTATCTAGCACATTTTTCATTAAAACAGGTTTCAATTTAGGATCAAAATCAGTTACTTTTGTACTTTTTTTTAAATTTTTTAATTTTTTTAATAAACTAGCTCTAGTTGGAGCTTTATATCTTCTAACTTTACCACCTGTATCACGAGTTATTCGTGATTTTGTTTTCAAACCTGGTATTTTTATTGACATGCTAGGAGCCTAACATGTTTTTTGCTATGTTAATAGCATTTCTCTCACGAGAAACTTCGATTTTTTCTTTATCGACTTCATCCTTTTGAGCTAATCTCGCAACATCAAGTGTTTGATCATTTTGATCACTCTGAGTTCTTCTAATTAAATCTGCTTTTCTAATATTTAATTCTTCTTCTTTTAAATCTACTAAAGGATCTTTACCAACTTCAGGCATATTAGTTTTCTCATTAAGGACTAATTCTTGTGTGAGCTCTGCTATCCTGTTTGCAATTGTTTTTTGACCTTCGACTTGTATCGCTTGTAATTCTTGCGGATCTAATGGGGTATTATTAGCTTGTGCTTGTTGTAAGGCTTGTTGTGTAGACGCTGTAATTTCTTCTTCAGCCATCGCTGAGATGTGATCTTGTATGTGCGCTTGTAATGACATTAATACTGCCATGTTATTTTTAACTAAATTAGAACTCATAAAGATTTGATGTGTCTTAATATGTGCCATGTGATCTTGTCCAGGAAATGTAAGTGCAGGTAAACCTCTCAAAGCGTTTGCATTTTCTTTGCCAGGATCTAGCGGAACAGGTTGTGGTGGATCTGGTAAAATCTGTTGTATGTTTGGAACTCTTAATGCCACATACATTCTTCTATAAGCCTCTCTTAAATTATGTAATTCAGGTGCAGACTGAGCCATTTGTAATTGTGTTTGTGCCATTGATATTCTTTGTGACATAGAAAACATGCTAGGATCACTAACAGGCATAACATCCACTCTATCGTCAAAGTCTTGCTGTTTTATTTGTGGATTTACATTCCCTACGTTATAAGGGTATTGAGGCATGTACATAGCAAAAGTTTTTGCTAATAATTTAAATTCTTGTTTTTGTGAATTATGTAATCTTTTATGGATAGAACTCATCACGATGGTGCCACGCTCCATTAATGCTACTGTGGTACCAACAGGTGCATTTTGATTTATTTGTGCATCACCTATTTTTGCGTCTGCCACAGATACAAATCTTTTTGCTGCATCAACACAGAATCCTAATAAGTTAAACAGAGTTGCGTCTGGACCTTTGTAAGGTAAATTAATTAATGATCCTTGAATCGTGCCGCTCGGTGCATCTACATCTCTAAACTCTCCTGGTTGTAATGGTTGATCATCATCTCTAATTCTTAACCCACGAGCTTTAAATCCTGCAGGTAAGTTTGCTAGGGTTCCTGCGTCTAGTAGCTGACGCAAAGCTAGTGTGGCAGTTTTTGATAAGCCACCTATCATGTGAATTAAACCAAAACCATAAAACCCTAGACCTGGAAGAAATTTATAATGAACAAAGTACGCCTTCTTTTTTCTTAAAGGATCTCCATTTTCATAGTTTCTATATATGCCTAAAACTTTACTACTGCTCTCATCAATAGTCACAATGTATGGTAACTTTTGTCCATCATCATCTTCGTAACCTGGTAAGTCTAAATAACAATGGCACTCATACAAAGTATAAATATCTGATGTATAACCTTTCGATTGCACACCCTCAATATTGTTATATTTATCTTGCACTTGATCAGGTTCATCATAAGCTCTTAATTCAATATCTTTGTACATTCCAAAGATCTGTTTCTTTTTTAATTCTATTTCATTCATTTTTATGATGTGAGTCACTCTCTCTGCATCATCTAAATAACTAGCACCATAAGGAACCACTAAGTCCTCCGCAGGTACAAATAATGATTTTGCTTTTTCCTCTGTGCTATCATAAAAAACTTTTCTAAATGTAGAACCTGCCAAAGGTAAATAAAATAACATTTGATCAGTTTCTGTTTCGTAATCCTCCATGACATGAGTAATTTGATAATTCATATAATCACGAACTCTTTTGGCTTGTTCCTCTAACGCCTCATTAGACTCACCAATGATTTGTGTTTTTACAGGACCATTAGCAGGTAGTAATTCTTTGTATGCTTGTGATTGAAATTGTACAGCGGCTTCAGACAACACAGGATGAGTGACTGCAGAAGCTCCTCTAAAAGGTCTTGTTCGCTCTTCATATTTAAAACCTAAAAGATCTAAACCTTTTGTATATTGAGTTTCCCAATCTTCTCTAGATGACTGATCATCTTTTATTGCAGACATCAATTCTATGGAAATATTATCTAGTTGTTCATCGCTTAAAAAATTTGCTAAGTTAGAATTAAAATCTTCTGCAGGTTTATCTGCATCCGTCAATGGTTGCATGTTACCTTTTTCATCTTCAACAAATTCAGTTATTACATCCTCTTGTCCTGGAGTAATTATTTCAAGCGGGTCACCCTCTACTTCTAGTTTATCTTTATTGTAATCTATGTCTGTGCCAATTCTATCTTCTATTGCCATTATGATATCCTTGTCTTTGGTCTTTTGTTTGGTTTCATTAATTCAAATCCTCGTGGTCTTACTATTCTAACGGGCTTTTGCTTTTTTACGACTACTTTTTTCATAATCCAAATACATTCATAGGAAATTTAGATACTGTATTTATACCACTATCTAAATTATTCTGACCCATTCTTCTTTGCTCAGCTATTTCATCTAAAAGTTGTTGTTGTTGTTTTTGAGTCAAGGGTTCAATATTTCCAAATTTTACATCTATCATTCTATCTGACATAATCTGATTAAATTTTTCATAATCCGCAGGTGTGTACAGTTCCGCTGCCTCTAATTGATTAGGTAAGAGTAATTCTAAACCAAGTCCTAATCCTGTTGCCTTTGTACCTGCTAATAAAAGATCAGAGGCTTGACCAGATTTGACTAAACCCATAATAGCACCTGTAAAACCTGCAATCTTCTTAGGTCCAATTTTTTTAAATGCATTTTCTGTTATGGTTTTATTATTGACTGCACTTTGACTACCCGCAGTGGCTTTATTAACTTCTGCCATAATTTCGGGGACTACTACTGTGTTGTAATATTCTGCCACTGATTTTTTTAGTCTAGCAGCAACAAGACTTTTTATTTTATTTTTTGTGTAAGGTTTATCTGTATCAGGATCTTTTTTTCCTATTAGGTCTACAGCAAACCTATCAAAACTTTCTTGAGGTAAGTTTTTTACTAAGTCATCAATATACGGATCTATAGATTTTGCTACTGTGATGTAGCCCTCATTTTTTTCTAATGCTTCAGTTATAATCTTTTTTACACCCGTTTCTGACCTAGTAGGAACTTTGAAACCTTTTTCAATATTAGCTGTTCCTTTAACAAGATCCTCCTCTGGTATAAGGCCACTCTCTATAAGGTCAGTCATCTTTGGACCTGCTTGATAAGAAGGATATCGTAATTGATATTGTTTTTTTGATTCTTGATAAAGTGCAGCAGTTGCCGCTCCTGGTAAAACTTTTTTTACTCTTTCATAAAAAGTTGGAAAATCTTCATTTGGTTTTGGCACAGGAAAAGTAAAACCCGCGGGTAAACCTGATTCTATTCTTGGTCTACCTTTTTGAATTGCCTTTACTAAGTCAGGATAAGGTGCCGCCATCTCAGGGGTAATAATTTCACCTGCTACGAAACCATATTTCTTTGCAAGTCTTGCTGCCTCACTAGTATTAGATAAACCTAAAAAAGTTTTACCTTTTTTATTAAATTGGATAGCTGTTCCTTTATCTCTTGATATACCCACGGGAAATTCATCTGTGGGTTTTAATTCAGATGACAATGTAGATGGTAATTTACCCTCACTAAAAAAAGTTTGATTTAAAGATAACTCCTCTGTCGGTATGCCATAATCTTTTATAACACCCTCTAAAAAAGTATCTAAAGATGTTGCTGCTGTCTTTTTTTTAGTCATTAGCTATAATACTCGTACTCTCTATAATCTTTTGCATCGTCAACATAATCATCATCTAGTTCTACAAAGCTTCCTGCACGATATCGCATTAACGCTTGTGTCGTGCTATCCACATAATCGTCAAACTCTCCAAATGGAAAGGCTGCACATTCTTCAATTAATTCATGTGCCCATTCTCTATCAGGATAGAATACCTTACCTGACTCAAAGATAGGAGCAATAGAATTAACTCTTGTCAACTTATCATTACCTCTACTAGGTGTAAAGTTAGATATAGGTATACCTAATCTATTTAATTCTTGTGTTAATGGTGCCCCCGATGCTTTTTGTTCGATGATCACTGTATCTGGATCCCAATATTTGTACTGTTCCATTGCTGCTTTTTTTAGTTCAGGAAAGTCCCATCTACCCTTTAATGCATCGAGTAGCAAGACTCCTGTGCCAAGCATCCCTTCATGTTGAAAGACACCCCATGTAGTGATTGCTGAATAGTCAGCAGTTTCTTTTTTAGAGAAAGCGGTGTCATAAGATTGTATGGTATGAAGCATCTGAGGCATGGGTTTATCCCATTTGTTCCACCACTCTCTTTTCAAGATAGCTGTTTCTTCTGATGTGGGATTTTGTTGATATTGTGACTGCCATTTGCTTTCACTGATTGCAGCTTTCACTTTTAATAATTCTTCTGCCTTCCAATACTCAGGCCATACAGGATTACCACTAGGCATGATCGCAGGAAACTCAATTACTTCCCATTTGTCACCATGATTACTTTTTGCTTGTGCTCTAATAAGCTGCCCTGTTAAATCCTTTTCAGACCATCGAGTCATAACCACAACGATAGCTCCACCTGGCTGTAAACGCTGACGAGGACCTGAGGTATACCAATCATACACATTATCCATTGCAGTAGAACTCATAGCATCTTGTTCTGTGTGAGGATCATCAATGATTAATAAATCTGCACCACGACCTGTAATCGCTCCACCTACACCTGCCGCATAATATTCGCCACCGTGATTTGTCTCCCAACGACCAGATGCCTTACTATCAGTAGCTATACTCACATCAAATATCTGTTGGAATAGACTATCATCTACAAGGTTCTTCATCTTTCTACCGAAGCGTGTAGCGAGTTCCGTGTTGTGTGATGTTTGAATTATTTTTAATTTAGGATTTTTACCGATCATCCAAGCAGGGAAAAGATAAGAGGCAAACTCAGACTTTGTGTGTCGAGGAGGCATATTAACGATTAATCTTTTAATTTCACCTGTAGCTATCTTTTCAAATTTCTCAGCTATTTGTCTATGGTGGGAGCCATCAATAAATTCAGGCCAACAATGTTTAACGAATGGAATAAATTTTTTTTCGCAATTTTCTAAAAATAATAATCTTTGTTGTATTAGTTGTTGTTCTAACTCTTCACGCTGTAAAGAGTCAAGATCCGTGTTACGAGATGCTTGGTTCATGCATTATTGATTTTTAAGTATTAAATTAGTAGTGCCTCCCGCTAACTTCCTACCCTGTGCATCAAATCTACCTTCTACATCACGCTTTCTTAAAAATTCTGGTAACTGTCCTTGTTTCTCTGCAACACCTGTCAATAATGCTTCTTCAATACCACTACGCAAAGTGTCATCGTCTGGTCGGGTACCACCCCCGCTGCCAGGCTCAGGTTCTACGACAGTTTTCTTTTTAAACAAATCTCCGAATTTAAAACCACCAGAATCTTCTTCACCAAACTTTTTCCATTGCTCTAATGCGTCTGGTCTTATGTTCCCTTGTCTATCCACATATTTTGCATAAGGTGTTGGATTACCAAAAAAATCTTTTTGAAAGAACTCACCTTGAGTTTGATAAGCTATTCTATCTAAGTATTGTGCTAATTCATTAGCAGCACCAAACTGTTCATCATATTGTTTTCGAAAAAAATCTTTAGGAGATAATTCAGACTCAACAATTTGTTTTTCTAGGTCGGGGGCTATTCGATACTTACCCTCACCTTCTAATGTTAAGATTCCTTCATTGGCTAAAGTTTCTAACGCCTTTTTATTTCTGTTGTCAATTAATGCTCTTGTTGCAAAACCTGCTATGGGATTAACTGCACCTAAGCCTAATGTCAAAAGACCCTCTTGTGATGGTGCAGGGAACAAATCTGCGAACTTACTATCTCCAAAGATGGGAGAAGATTTCGTAATAAAATCATAATTACCTACATCAGCAGGTAATAAATTACCTAGTAGCACACCCCGATAGGCTCCAGGTAACTGCCTTGAATCTAATAAATTAGCAAACTCTGGGTTTACTCCACCTGCTCCCTTTTGTTTTGTAAAATATCCTGAGGGCTCTATGCCTCTGTCTAAGTAACTATTAGCCATAATCACAAAATATATAAATGTAGAACAGTTTCAAGCATTAATGTTTGTGTAAAACTTGCGCTACAGCTGTATATATTTTTTTGCCCGTAAATCTGGTCCTCCCCCTCTGGAGCTCGACTCCGGGTTCTGGGCTCTTGGGTACCTTGTTGTAGTTTGTCGTGTTATGCATCTGGGTGGTCCAGAGCTGCCTCGTCTGGTCGAGTGCCAGGTTCTTCTGGTCTAGTGTTGGATCTTAATTTTGCGGATTGCGACAAGGACCAGGAGATGTTGCACCTGGTCCTAAGATTAATGACTTCGTCTTAATAGGCTTATCTCTTTGAGTTGGTTCTGATGTGGCCAGAGGGTGCTGCTGAATCTCTGGGCGGCACTTGTTACTCGAGTGAAATGCGTTCTTGCTTGGGAAGGACCAATGCCGTAAGCGGCCTGAGTCAGGTCGACAATCCTCTTGGAACTTTGTAGCACTTGCGAAGTCATAGTTGAGTGTACCATATTATCCCAGAAATATAAAATTAATTTTTTTAACTTCCTAATATTAAAATAGAAAGAACCAGGAGACAGAGTCTGAACCCTGATACCTGGTTCTTGGGTTTTGCTTTCATAACCATTCGTGTTTAATTGCATATCCATCATCAAAAAGCTTTCTTGATAAGGTATATATCAAATGAAATCCCATATCCATGCCACAACCGCCAACTTTTACGCCTTGATAATCTGGTGCTTCTGGAAGATCTAAAACCCTAGCTATTTGATAATCGTAATTTGAAACATTGACAGGGCGCTCAGGGTTATCCGTGGCCTTTAAATGCTTAACTGACATATGCCTCATCATTCCGCTGCGTGATACATGGTTCACGATCGTGTGAAGGGTGTCGCCTTTTTTTATCCACTCTTTCAAACTTTCCAAAGACTCCTGCTTTTCTTCTTTTGAATATTTCATTTTTCATTTTCTCCGTTTCTAGTTGGGAGTTTATAGGAACTTTAAAAAATTATCTAGTTTTAAAAAATCTTTTTTATTAAATTCCAGATGCAGGATGCAGGGTTCAAGGTCAAAACCATGTTTTAAAATCTCTTTACCCCTGTTTCCCTCGTATAGTTTAAAGGTTCTCGCTGCTTGGCTCTCAACT